GCATGGCAGAGTCTAATAATGGATTCACTGGAGCCAATGTCATCATTCGTGTAGTGAATACGAACATACCTGATGTGTGCGAGCAAGAGGAGCATTTTGTAATTACAGGAACTCACGCAAATGCTGAATGGATGGAGTTTACATTAGGGACCGACTTTAGTTTTACTCGACGATTCCCATTAATCCGTGTGATGAAGGATTTCTGTCCGTTCAAATTTAAGGGTGTTCAGTGCGGGTATAAGGGGCGTGAAAGTCAATGTAATAAAACTCTAGCACGATGTCGTGAATTGGGGAACAGTACTCGATTTGGAGGAGAACCTACTATTCCGCAAGGAGGACTATATGCATCTAATAAGTGATTTGACTGATATGATAGGCACTCCATTCTCGGAAATGAAATGCTGGGATGTAGTTGTTGAGGTATATCGGCGTAGTGGAATATCACTACCTGAATATACCCAAATCCAAATGGATGAATGGCGCGAGGTTCGTGAACCAATGCCAGGTAGCGTGTTGGTATTTGCGCTATATGGTAAAAATCTCGATCATGTAGGAGTTTATCTCGGTGAAGGTAAGTTCATACACGCTACTGAACACAGCGGCACATGTATAGAACATATATTAAAGTACGTGCCTCGATTGAAGCACATATATGAAAGGAAGGAGTAGCAGATGATTAATGTAATCATTGTAAATAACCCGTTCAAGCCGGAGCAGCGGGATACAAAATATTTGCCATTTAAACAGGGCAAGTCTATCAGCTATTACTTCAGCGCACCTGGTGAATGGGCGTATTCAGTAAATGGACATGAGGCGACGCCGGATACAGTTGTGAACGATGAAGACTACATTGTAGTAATGCCCCGAGTTGAGGGCAAATTCTTTGGTGTTCTTCTATCAATAGGGATGGCTGTATTTACTGGTGGTATTGCTACAGGCGCTTTCTTTGGTATCCAAAGCTTGATTTGGCGGTCAGTTATTGCTATGGCAGTAGGGATGATAGGTAATGCTATTATTTCAAAGTTAACTGCTCCTAAGGTTGACCGTTCGAATTCCGAACAGTCAAATACATATGGCTGGGGAGGTACTGAAACGGTTACTGGGCAAGGCTACCCTTTAGCCGTGACGTATGGCCGGATGAAAAGCGCAGGGTTGCTGTTATCTCGCCATGTAATTAGTGATGGCGAAAAGCAATATCTTAACCTTTTATACTGTGCGGGTGAGGGCGAATTATCAAAAATAGAAGATATTCGTATTAATGCTAACCCAATCAGTAATTATAAAGATGTGCAGGTGGATATCAGAAAGGGCACAAATGACCAAACAGTTATCCCCAATTTCAATGATAACTTTGCGGATCAATCCCTAAACTATGAATTGACTGAATCATGGAATACGCAACAGGTACAAGGCGATGCATGTGACGCGATAGAGTTAACTGTTGGATTCCCAAACGGATTATATTATTCAAATGATAGCGGCGGCGCTGACCGTACGTCTGTCACTTTGAAAGCAGAAATTCGTAAGGTAGGCGATGAGTCCTGGCAGGCATTACCTTTAGCAAATCAAAAGGGCATGGTCGGTCACATTAAACGTCGGGATGCGTGGAACTTTATCAAGTCGGATAATAGCGTGACAAATACATCCGATTATGCAGGACGAATTGAAGAGGCGACAAATAACGCGTTTTATCGTGTATTTCGCTTTGACAATCTCGAAAAGGCTCGCTACGAAATCCGTATGCGATGCAGTGCGAAAGATGGGAAAAGCCTGCGCCATGTCAATAAGGTCTACTGGGTGCAGCTAACTCAAATTATCTATGACGATTTCGTGCATCCAGGAAAAGCCCTCATTGGAATTAAGGCTTTGGCTACATCTCAGCTAAGCGGAAGCGATCCAAAAGTGACATGGATTCAAGAGCGTTCAGAGGTGTATGTGTTCAATCCGTATATCAATAAGTACGAAGCTCAACCAGCGGATAATCCGGCATGGGCTGCATATGATTTAATTCATATCTGTCGTAAGATTGGCGGTGAATATATTGTATTCGGACAGCCCCATATGCGCCTTGACTATAACGCATTTAAGGCATGGGCGGATAAGTGCAAAACAAATGGGTTTACATTCAACTATATATACGACACCGCTATGCGATTATGGGATGCATTAAAGTATCCAGAAGCAGTAGGTCGAGGGAAAGTAATTCCTGTAGGAACCAGGTTCACATGTGTTAGCGATTATCAATCTACTCCGGTACAGTTGTTTACTGTGGCCAATATAAAACAAGGCAGCTTTACTGAAGAGTTTCAAGGTGTAGAGGCTAGAGCGAACTCTGTTGAAATATCGTTCCTTAACAAGGATAAGGATTATGAGCGAGATGTTATCCCTGTATATGGGGATACTTACGACGAGTCGGATACGCTAACTAATCCGGCACAAGTTGAACTCATGGGATGCACCAGTCTTGAGCAGGCCTATAAACACGGTAAGCATTTCTTGCGATGTAATAAATATGAAATACGTACTGTGACAATAGAGGCGTTTACGGATGCCATAGCGTGCACGGTAGGAGATATCATTCTAATTCAGCACGACATACCCGAATGGGGTGAGGGCGGTCGTGTGGTTGCCGTAAGTGGACAGACGATTACACTCGATAAGGAAGTGTCGGTACAACCAGGGAAGAATTATCAGTTGCTAATTCGTAGCAATTCTACGGATATCGTCTCTACGTTTAACGTAGTAAATGTATCAGGTCTCAATGTGATCGTTAAAGAATCCATACCGGTGCAGCCTGATGCGGTATATGCATTCGGAGAGGTTTCTAAATCGGCTAAGCCATTTCGTGTGTTAGCCATTACAAAGACACTATCAGAAATGACTCGTAAGATCCAATGCATGGAGTATTATCCAGAACTTTACGTATCGGATGATGGTACGGTGCCAAGTATTGATTATACGAATCACGGTGCATCTGATATTCAATCAGTAGGGTTAGTGAGCGATGTCTATGGTGCTAATGGCATCACGTATTCACGCATAGGTGTAACGTGGCAGTTACCTCGCGATGGAAAAGTATCAAATGTAGTCGTGAATTACCGAAATGTAAAGAGCGATACGTGGACATATATTGGAAACTATCCAGCATCCACAAATACTACCACAATATCCGATGTGCTGCTAGGCGCGAACTATGAAGTACGCGTGCAGGCAATTAATGAGTTAGGCCAGCTGACTACTGGCGTGATAAAATCCATAGCCATACCTAAAATGCAAACACCGGAGGATGTGCAAAATTTGCACGTACTCAGTCGATACAATCAGACTGCAGATAAAAGCGTGTACTACGACTTACAAGTGCTATTTGACCCGCCTAGTAATCCTGCCAATTTCGATGTGGCGGAGGTTTGGTATCTCTTAAAATCGAAAAGTGGAAAACCTGTAACGGGGCAAGAATGGCAGTATGCTGGCAGTAGTAATAGTCAGGTTATTATCAAATCATTAGGCCCTGGTGAGGAGTATCGAATCAAAGCAATCTCGGTTGACCGATTTGGCAACCGAGCAGAAACAGCCCAAATGGTTGATGTGATAGTCAAACCGATGGACGCGATACCTGATATGCCTAGCAATTTTGGTATTACTTTCGGCAGAAATGCCGCCGCATCATGGGATGAGGTGCTGAATGCTGACGTCGACTATTACGAATTACGTACCGATAATAATCCTGGTAAAGATACGAATGCTTTATTGGCAAGAGTTAAAGGTACATCGGCTGTACTTACTCTATCTAAACGAGCAGATACTGTTTATTTATATGCTCGAAGCACGTTGGGCAAATACTCGACTGCAGCAACATATGAGTATAACGTTCCGCAGTTGGCCGCGCCTGAGTTTGTAGTAAAAAGTCAGTTAGGTGGATTCAATCTTTACTTCTCAACTAAGCCCGCACAAGCATATGCAATCAGATGCCACGTGATCGGAGATGAACGCACCGATGATTTTGAAACTACTAGCACCATGCTGACATATTCGAACTCAGCCGGAATATACCGGATACGTTGCTCGTTTGTTGATGTGTTCGGAGATGGATTCGTTAACGAGAAGCAAGTCGTGATTAAGACACAAATTGATGCGAGCTTGCTAGACCTTGAGTCTCTCGGGTTGAATAAAGTTGATGAACGAATTAAGGAACTTGATAAGAAATTCAATACGAATTCTGAAGAGACCACTAGAAGAATTACGAATTTGGCGTCACATACGGAATCTCGCATTACTGAGTTAGCTGGTAGCATCGATTTACAAGTTAAAAAAAGTATTGGCGAGATTGATGGTGGTGAGTTGGTGTCTCGCATTAACCTTAGTCAGTCCGGTGTATACATTGCGGGGAAATTGATTCACATCACTGGAGCGACTAAGTTCGATGATAATGTCATTGTTAATAAGATGATTCAGGCTAACGCAGTCACTGCCGATAAATTACAGATTGATAGTTTATCGGCGGTGTCCGGTACAATCGGGTTACTTCGATCGAAAGAGACCGGCGCTCGTGTTGAGATTCAGGATAATCTTATTACAGGTTTTGATGATGATAACAACCCTCGGATTAAACTTGGGTGCTGGTAGGAGGTATTATGGAGCCACATGTATTAGCTTATGATGCTAACGGCAATATCATACTAAATCTCAAGGAAAGGCTTACACGTATCGAGGGGCGGATGTATGTATCAGGCATTCCTAATCGACGTCAACAAATTACTGTGAATGGATTGCAGCCTGGTCAACATGTCTGGGCTGCAGCCATGGGACAGTACTTAGTGGCAGAGGTTAGGGGCAATATCATAACATATTATTTTGCAGTGTCCCAGGATGAGTATAATATCAATCGTCAATTTAAGGGTCTTACGTATGAAGGGTGGTTGGCGTATGGAATTTATTAACATCCAAAATAAAGAAGGCGTTACGATTATAAACGATACCTATGATAATCTAGTATATCTTAGCTTTCCTAAACAAAAAGATGCAGTTCTCTACACCGGGGCAATGAGGGGGATAACGCCAACGGTTCAAATCCCACTCAAACCCATAGCTTACACTCCTATGATGGTGCCTACAAGTAAATTCCAGTATGGATATATTGCAGGGGCGGCTAACGTAATCCAGGTCTTTTATGCCACTAATTACGCATATCATGGTAACACACCTCTTATAGCAGTATCAGTTCCACAAGGATATGAATTCGCAGCTCAGTGGGTCCATAAACGTCGTGAGCAATTAATGGTACTGATAGTGGATGTAATTAAACCAGGCGAAAAGGTAACGCAAGCAATGGTGGATGAAGTAAAAGCTGGCATCAAGTTCTACTGCTTCGGTTATTTCGAGGACGTTGCGACCAATGCGAATGTACCTCGCATCAGCTTTGTGGATAAGGTAGGAGGTAACAAACCTAATATAGCTTTGCAAGTTTTAGGAAAGCACAAATTCTTCAAAGCAAGCTGGGAGGATAAATTCAATTTCAAGAATGATGTGATATATGATAGCCGCATCAGGTACCTACGCATAATCGATCACTATGCGCATGACTGGTATAACCAGTTATCAAACTACGTTCCGGACACCTTTACAGACATGACCCGTGATCCAAAGTCATATGGCGTTAAGGTTGCAATTATACCCATGTCCGTAATTGATGCATCCGTTTGGGGCCCTAATATTAATAATGGAGATAAAAAGTCACACACGGGGCGAGTGTGGCAAACGTTCAGATTTCACGATGAGAGTACTGTATCGCTGAAATCGTATCAGTTCATTAATTGGAATACAGTCACCACGTATCCTGTAGGTTGCTCTGGTAAAACCACATCTCAGTATTTGGTAGTCGATGTGACCGGGTACGATAAACAAGGTACGATTCCATTCAATTAAGGGAGATGATAAGTAATGAATGTAAAGGATATAGACCTCAACATTGGCGAGGATTTCGGGATAGTTTACGCGGTTCAAGATGATAATGTGGATTTGACCGGGTTTAAGTCAGTATTCGCTATACGAAAGCGAGCAAGCGGTCCGCTTGTCATTAAAGTACAGGGGGTAGTATCTGGGAAGATTGCGACATTCAATATTTCCGGAAAGGATACCCTAGAAATTAAGTCCTTTGGTGAGCATGTGTATGATGCTTTTGCATATAAGGAATCGGAGCCTAGCCGATATTATAAACTGGGCATGGGGGTAGTCAACATAATTCAGGATGTGGCCATGCATGATTAGAGGAGGAATGTATTATGCAAAACGAAACTTTACCAGTAAGAATTGAAGGTCCGATTAAAGTAGAGGCGGAAGTAAAAGCAACCTTGGTAGGTGATAATGGGAAAAGTGCTTATGAAATCGCAGTTGATCATGGGTATAAAGGTACTGAACAGGAATGGCTTGACAGTTTAAAAGGATTGCAAGGTCCTCAAGGTGATAGTGTCAATGCCGAGGTAGTGGCTAAAATTAAAAATTTCTTATTGGATAATAATGTGGTAATCCATAGCGATAGTCTTGAAGGAATTATGCTCGAGCATTTTAAAATCCTTAAAACTGGGGGCGCAGTTTTCATGACTGATGATGAACTATCTCAGTTGGAGCCGAGTCTCAATATCGATGGGAATCAACTGGACATTTATTATACTGGAAACTTACCTTTCAGCATTAATGATGGAGAGCTTCAAAATGTCGCACAGGGTTTTAAAAAAATCGATTTAACTGCTTACTCTAAGCCAATTACAGTCAAATTCTACAACGCACGTATGAAATTGATGTTCACTAAAACTGTTGAAGTCGGATAATTTGCAACACACAGGGGGAAACACATGCAAGTAATAACAGATTTTCTATGTGAGGCATGGCGAACTCTGACAGACTCATTCGCTATTAAAGCCTTGCTTGCGGTTGTGGCAGAGGTTGGCATATATATGCTAGGGCTCAAACATGTTCAAGTACTAGGGATATTCATTATACTGGTATTCCTAGACCTTATAACACGCTGGGCGGCTATTAGCTATCAAATGCTTATTGATATGGGGGCGAATCCAGAGAATATAAGCGGTTATGATAAATATATAGCCATTCCTGCAGCATGGGGTAAAGGCTTAATCTCATCTAAGCATATGCGAAAGCCCTTTATTACAAAGGTGTTAACATATTGCTTAGCAACGGCTGGGGCGTGGTGTTTTGATTTTATGAGTGGTCAATATGCTTTTGCAGTCAATCTAGTTTGGCTATATCTTGGCTCAGTTGAGTTTCTAAGTATCCTAGAGAATATGAGGGACGGCGGAAATAGCACAATCGCAGGGCTTTTGGATGTAGCGCATTCTAAAATTGACATGATTTTGAAAAAGTAAATAATAAGTGTTTAGGCTACATCTTATATGAGACATAGCCTTTATATTAAGGGGGGTGAAATTATGAAAATTGGCGAATATTTCAACGATTATGAATTTTCTTGTAAGTGCGAAAGGCATGGCGTAGATAGTAGCGGTCATAACGTACTAGACCATGTCATTGACAAGCGACTAGTTGATTTACTAGACGCTATCCGTGAACGCTTGGGCGTTCCTATCTATATCACAAGTGGATATCGTTGCGAGGCTCACAATGAGGAAGTAGGGGGCGTGCCTAACTCTTACCATACGCAAGGGGTGGCCGCCGATATTACATACGACGGTATCGATGTAGATTACCTCGCACAAGTGGCCGAGGATTGTGGTGCCGACGGCATTGGTAAATACTACCATCAGGACTTTGTACACGTTGATGTACGAGGGTATGCGGCACGTTGGAATGATTTGGATTAAAGGGGGTTATTATGTATGAGAAAGTCACGAACTACATCAATGCGGTTAAATCTCAAATTACTGTTAAGCGGTTTATTATTGGTATTGCTAGCCTTTTGCTCATCTGTTTCGTTTGCAGCCTCGCCAGCGGATACTTTGAAACAAGAGCCGACTATAAACGTACCTTTGAGCAGTTGGAACGAACTCAAAGGGCGCTTGATGATAGCCGAAAACTCAATCAACAGCTCAAAGCAAGCATTGCAGCAAGCCAACAGCTTAACAGCGACGCAGGGCGACGAATTGAGCAGGCTCAAGACTATCAACAACAAACAGGGGCAGGAATTGAACGCCTTGAAACAAATCAACGAGAAACAGGCGCAAGAATTGGAGAAAGTCTCGAACATCTCGACGCAGCAAGAGGAGAAATTGAAAGAGGCTTCGAACTCATTGAGCGAATTGAAAGAACAAATCAAACGCAACAAACGAACAGAGCAACGCCTTAAACGTCAACGAACAATATGGGGCGTAGTGGCTGGCGTGGTTACTGTATTGGCGGCTGTTAAATAAATGCGAGGTGATCCGTTTATCTCCTGAGCATGAGCAGGTGGACTCATGGATTGATTTCAAAAGATTATCGAAAGAATGACAAAAGATTAAAAGAGCCTACTAACTTAGAAAATATCTAGGTTAGTAGGCTCTGTTTTTGTTTGTAAAAGTATAAATAAGCGCTTGACTTTATACCCTATATAGGGTATAATAATATTGTAAGGAGGTGATACAAGTGGACATAATAGAAAAGCTAACAAGTTTAGCAAATGCGTTAACGCCACTGGTACTGGCACTAGCAATACTAAAGCTTGTTAGCAAAGACTGAAAAGCAGGCGGGTGAAAGCCCCGCCACCTTCTCAACATCATTGTAAATCAACGAGGTGAATTATGCAATATTTAGAATGGCTGATTAATATAGCAACTCTTATTGTTCTGATATTAATAATTAATCGTTTAGTTAGGAAGTGATGAAATTGAAATTTGAACTAGATGATATTATGACAACACAAGAGGCGGCAGAACGTTGGAATGTTACAGCTGATGCATTGAAACAGAATTGTAGAGGTCGTGTAAAGAATGGATTTAAGGAGGGCGAGTTTAAGAAGTCTGGGAAAATGTGGCTAGTTACACGGCAAGGTATGGAACGGTTATACGGAAAAGAATCCGCTTTAAGTAGTGTAATAAAAAGCGTGTCAGACGAACATTAGGCCTCTAAATCTCTGCAAAATTTGTAACGGTTGCTCAACTGTTGCTCAACTTTTATCGTACTAAAACGCAAATGATTGTTGAATTATCAATGTTTTTATAATATAATTCATATGTAAGGGATATATATGAATATAAAGAGGCATCGGCCAGTAATGGTCG